TAATGGAACTAGCAGTCTTGGCGGCGCTGGCGGTCCCGGTGCTTTTTATGCAATTACCGGTACAAATACAGGTTATGCAGGTGGTGGCGGCGGTGGTGGCGGATCAGGTTCTGGTGGAGCTGGTGGTACGGGTGGAGGCGGCGCTGGTTATGGATATTCTGGTTCTTCTTCTGCGGTGGCAGGAACGACCAATACTGGTGGCGGTGGCGGTGGTGGAGCGCAAGGTGGTAGTGATGGCGCAAATGGAGCTTCTGGTATTGTTGTTGTTAGCTATTTAGGTTCGCAACGTGGCACTGGTGGAACGATTACATCGTCAGGCGGTTATACCATTCATACATTTACGACAAGCGGTACTTACACGGCTTAATTCAGGAGAAATCAATGAGCCATTATGCAAAAGTAGTAGACGGCAAAGTGACACAAGTGATTGTTGCTGAAGCTGATTTTTTCAAAACCTTCGTAGATACCTCACCCGGTGCTTGGATTCAAACGTCCTATAACACCCGTGGTGGCGTTCATTACGGTCAAGACGGTAAGCCCGATGGTGGCGTAGCCCTGCGTGGTAACTATGCTGGCATCGGTTACACCTACGATGCAGTTAAAGACGTTTTCTTCGCTCCTCAACCATTCCCAAGCTGGACTCTGAGCAATACAACATGGCTCTGGGAAGCACCTACTCCAATGCCAACGGACGGAAAGCCGTATGTTTGGGATGAGCCAACACGGGCTTGGAAAGAAATCACAGCTCCTGCTTAAGGAAGCATTATGGCAATTAGCACCATCAGCGCCGCAGCACTTGATGCCACTGGGGTGGGTACTGGAGCTATGCTCGTACCATCAGGAACGACTGCACAACGCCCTGCCTCACCCGTAGTTGGTATGCAGCGGTGGAACACCACACTTGGGCAATTGGAATCGTGGACGGGCGGATCATGGCAACCAATAGCCACTAATACTTATGCAACAACGTATTTGATAGTTGCCGGAGGAGGCGGTGGTGGTGCTGGTGTTACTGGCGTTGGTTATGGCGGTGGTGGTGGCGGTGCTGGTGGTTTTCTTAGCGCTTCTGCGCTTTTGATTGTTGGAACAGCATACACAGTTACAGTCGGGGCAGGCGGTGCTGGAGCAACTGGGGCAAGCAATAGTTTTATTAACGGTACAGCAGGCTCAAATTCGTTAATTTCAAGTGTAGCAACTGCAATTGGTGGTGGTTACGGTGGTGGTACATCTTCTGGCGGTACTGGTAGTGCAGGCGGAGCTGGTGGAAGTGGTGGTGGATCAGGTAATAGTAATGGTTCACCATCTGGCGGTGCTGGTACTTCTGGGCAAGGATATGCAGGTGGCGCAGCGACAGGCTCAAACCAAGCTGCCGGTGGAGGTGGTGCAAGTGCGGTTGGTGCAAATGCAAACGCTACTTATGGTGGTCCGGGCGGTAATGGAAGTTCATCAGCAATAACTGGTACTTCAGTAACTTATGCTGGTGGTGGTGGTGGAGCGAGTTATCAAAATGGTTCTATTGGCGGATCAGGTGGAGGCGGTAATGGTGGTGCTAATGGATCAGGAACTGCTGGTACAGCCAACACAGGCGGCGGTGGCGGTGGGTCATGGAACGGAGTTGCAGGATTATCAGGCGGATCAGGTGTTGTCATCATTTCCTATGCAAACGCTACTCAGCGTGGAACAGGCGGTACAGTTACACAATACACATCTGGCTCGGTAACTTACTGGGTTCACACCTTTACTTCTAGTGGGACGTATACAGCATGAGCTATATTGGAGCTAGTCCTACCCAAACGGCATTCATCACTGATACATTCACAGGTGATGGCACGACTACTGTTTTTACAATGTCTGTGGCCCCTGCTAATTCGGCAGCAGTTTTGGTTGCGATTAGCGGTGTATTGCAAGCCCCAACAACGTATTCGGTATCAGGCACAACGCTAACCTTCTCGGCTGCGCCTCCAACAGGCACGGGCAACATCTCGGTTCGGTATTTGGGCATTCCAGCATCCAACATTACAACGACTGCATACCGGACAGTCACAGAATTCACAGCAACCGCAGGACAAACGACGTTTACACCAGCATCTTATGTAGCGGGGTTTCTTGATGTCTATCGTAATGGAGTTAAGCTTGGGTCTGCTGATTTCACTGCTACTAACGGTACTACTGTGGTTCTGGCTGTTGGTGCTACCGCTGGCGACCTTATCACAACCGTAGGCTTTTATGTCTCATCCGTACTAAACGCTATCCCTGCTCAGGCTGGATCGGTAGTCTCTTCTTATCTTGCATCAGGTGCAGCATCACAGGCATTTTTGGATGTAACAGGTGGATCTGGTACAGGGGCTATGCTTCTCCCAGTGGGAACAACCGCACAACGACCAACAGGACAACGAGGATTAGTGCGTTTAAACAGCACAACAGGCAACCCTGAGTGGTACGACACAACAACGTCTTCTTGGCTTCAGTTTTCCCAGCCTGCTGGCTACACGGTTAATTATCTTGTTGTGGCTGGAGGTGGTTCAGGTGGTGCATATTATGGCGGTGGTGGTGGAGCAGGTGGTTTATTAACTTCATCTGCAACTTTGTCATCAGGTACAGCTTACACAATCACAGTCGGTGCTGGTGGTGCTGCTGTATCTACAAACATTAGCGGAAACGCAGGAAGCAATAGCGTTATATCTACCATTGCAACAGCAGTTGGTGGAGGTTATGGAGCAGGCTCATCTTCGTCTACTGCGGGTGGTTCCGGTGCTTCTGGAGGCGGTGGTGCTTCAGGTGGGGCAGGCGGAACAGCCACTTCTGGTCAAGGCTACGCAGGAGGTTCTAGTGCTCCGGCGGGGGGCGGTGGTGGTGGCGCAAGTGCGGTTGGCGCTAACGGTAGCGGTGCTACTACAGGAGGTAATGGCGGAGCAGGTGCATCATCCTCTATTTCTGGAACTGCTGTAACTTATTCCGGTGGTGGCGGCGGATCAGGTAATACCACAGGAGGAACTGGCGGTTTAGGCGGCGGTGGTGCAGGTTCTGTTGGTAATGGAACAAATGCAACTGCTAACACGGGAGGAGGCGGTGGTGGTGCGGGTGGTAGCTATGTCAGTGGCGCAGGCGGTTCAGGCATCGTAATCATCAGCTACCTCGGCTCACAGCGTGGTACTGGCGGTACGGTTACATCCTCTGGCGGCTACACAATACATACATTCACAAGCAGTGGAACTTACAATGCTTAAGGAAATTAAATGACTCAGGCAAATAACGTCGCAGCATCTACTCCTCCTAGTTGGACAACAGCTAACCGTCCGGCTTCGCCTGTCGTGGGTCAACAGGGTTGGAATACTACTTTGGGGCAGCTTGAGGTTTATGTTGGGTCAAGTACTTGGGTCTCTTCCACCAGTTTGATTTATTCAGCTAGCTATCTTATTGTTGGCGGGGGTGGTCCGGGGCAAAGCATAGGCGGCGGTGGTGGAGCTGGTGGAGTTTTACCGGGTACGTTGGTTTTATCTACAGGTACGACTTACACGGTCACGGTAGGTGCTGGGGCAGCGAGTGGAGCTTCTAGTAATGGGAGTAACTCAAGCATCACGACATCAAACGCATACAACATAAACTTGATAGCTTATGGCGGTGGTTATTACCAAATTGCCGGTGGGTCAGGTGGCGGCGGTGGTAGAAAACGTGATGACATGGGTGAACAAATACCCGGTCAAGGAACTACCGGGCAGGGGAACCAAGGTGGCGCAGGAAGTTCATCCGGTGGAACTGATGGTTTTGGTGTTGGCGGTGGAGGTGGTGGAGCAGGTGCACCCGGTAATTTAGCCATTGGAAGCACTGCTGGTGCTGGTGGAACTGGATTAGCGTCTTCAATCACAGGGTCATCTGTTTATTATGGCGGCGGTGGTGGTGGCGGTGGATATGGCGCAACTGCTGGTGCTGGTGGAACAGGTGGAGGCGGTTCGGGTACTGGAACGAATAGCGCTGTAGGAACTGCTGGTACTGCTAATACAGGTGGCGGAGGAGGTGGTAGTGGACTGGGTGCAAACGGTGCTGCTGGAGGTTCTGGAGTCGTTATTCTTTCCGTGCCAACAGCAAACTATTCTGGCATCACCACAGGTTCACCTACAGTTACTACGAGTGGCAGTAATACGATTGTTAAGTTCACCTCATCAGGCACATACACGGCGTAAGGATTTATTATGGCATTAACAAAAGTCCAATCAGGCATGAATGCAGATGGGTCTGTAGGCACTACACAACTTGCGGATGCTTCGGTTACTCAGGTAAAACTTGGCGCCGGTGTTGCGGGCAATGGGCCAGCTTTTAGTGCGTATCAAAGCCCGGCACAAACTTTAAGTAGCGGCGTTACTACAAAAATTCAATTTCAAACAAAATCATTTGATACCGCAAATTGTTTTGACAATACGACGAACTATAGGTTTACGCCAAACGTAGCTGGTTACTACCAAGTAAACGCTGTCGTTCAAGTTGCTGCTTCGTTTACTGGCGGGTCGCTTTATTTATATAAAAATGGTTCTGCTTTTGGTTACGGAATGGCTGTAAACGCAGGGGGCGGTACTTTTATCTTGTCGCAACTTATTCAGATGAACGGAACTACAGACTATATTGAAATTTATGCGAATATTGGAACGGGTCAAGCATTGGTTGCTGGTGATACCGTGTTTCAAGCATTTTTAGCAAGATCAGCATAATGTCATTCGGCATAACAGCATACGCTCAATCTCCTTACGCTGGTCTCGGCGGGGCGGCTTACGGCGTTGCGTTATCTGAAGCGTTTACACTGGCTGATGTTGAGGCAGCGGTTGCGGTTTTTTCCGGCGCATATAACGATGCGTTTACTTTGACGGATACAGAGTCGGCTACAGGTTCGTTTGGTACAGCTTTATCTGAGTCATTTACCCTCACAGATGCCGATGTTGGAACGTGGACAACCAGCGCAGCGAATGCAGAAAGTTTCACTCTGACAACAGCCCAAACAGGTGGCTGGGGAACCAATGCAACGACCTCAGAATCCATCACTTTTGCCGATCTTTTTGCCGCTTTTGCAGGGTACTATGGGCTATCTTCTGAAACCATTTCGATACTAGATAACGACTCCGGTAAGTTTGACTATTATGAATTTGTAGTTGAGTCTACATCTTACTCAGACGCATTTGATGCACGTATTAGCTACGGAGTCACCACAACAGAAGTCATGTTCTCTATAGATACGGTAACGGTTCAAGGTAACTTTAGTGGCAATACGGCTGAATCAATTGCACTTGCAGATAGCAGAACATACAGCGGCTGGTTTAAAATAGACGACAGCCAGAACAATACTTGGGTTCCGGTCAATAATGCCGCATCAACGACTTGGAATGATATAGACGACACACAAAACCCCGGCTGGATTCCAGTCAATAATTTACAGTAAGGAATAGCGATGCCAACCTCGTACTCACCCTCTCTCAAAATTGCCTTGCCGGGCGATGGGGAACAAGCTGGTATCTGGGGCCAGACGACTAACAACAACTTAGGCACATTGCTCGAACAGGCGATTGCCGGACTAACCACGGTTGATGTATCTACAGGTAGCGTCACGCTGACATCTTTAAACGGTACGTATGACCAAGCCCGAAGCATGGTGCTATCAATTACGGGTACTCCTTCGGCGGTTAATAACGTCATCATCCCTAACGAACCAAAGATTTATACGGTACTTAACAATACGGGATATGCGGTAGTAGTTAAAACTGCTTCAGGTACAGGATATAGCTGCCCGTCTGTTTCACAAAGCCAAGTTCAGTGTGATGGTGCGGGTACGGGTACAGTTACAGGTATTTCAATCACCGCTGCGGCTAACGCAATTATTAGCTCACAAAACCCATTTAACTCGCCTGCATTTACAGGAACACCGACTGCACCTACGGCAGCGGTTAATACAAACACCACACAAATTGCAACTACGCAGTTCGTACAAACTCAAATTAGTTCAATTCCTTCGGCGCAAGGTGTACCTACGGGTGCGGTATTTTACTTTGCAATGGTGACTGCTCCTGCTAACTACTTAGTATGCGATGGTAGTGCAGTATCAAGAACGGCGTATTCAAACCTTTTCGCTGCTATCGGTGTAGTATTTGGTGCAGGCGATGGAGTGACTACTTTTAACTTACCTGACCTGCGTGGTGAGTTTGTTCGTGGTTACGATGGTGGTAGAGGTGTTGACCCCGGTCGTACATTTGGTAGTACTCAGTCTGGTTCGTTTGCAAGCCACACTCACAGCGCATCATCTACAACGTCGGTCAGTATTAATGACCCGGGCCATGCCCACTTTTATGTTGAGCCAACGACTGGTGGTGCTATTCAGTCGGGTGGTGGGTATTCGTACAGTGGTTCAACTACGGGCGCTGCATCTACGGGTATTAGCGCTGGTGCAAGTACTTCTACTACGGTTAATTCCACAGGCGGAACAGAAACTCGCCCTGTTAACGTGGCTCTCTTGCCCTGCATTAAGACTTAAAGGATTGTCATGGACTGGTTAATGCAAATAGCTCCGACGATTGCAACGGCTTTAGGTGGCCCGCTTGCAGGGCTTGCTGTTACTGCCCTATCAAAAGTTTTTGGCGTTCCTGAGAAAGACGTTCAGAACATGATTGAGTCTGGCAAATTATCAGCAGATCAATTAGCCCAAGTAAAAATTGCAGAGATAGAGTTGCAAAAACAAGCGCAAGCACTTGGTCTGAACTTTGAAACGATAGCAGTAGAAGATCGTAAGTCTGCCCGTGATATGCAGATATCCACTCATTCAGTTGTGCCACCTATTTTGGCTGGTGCGGTGACGATTGGATTCTTTGGTATTTTGTATTCTTTAATGATGGGTTATGCACAAGAGTCTAATCAACTGATGATTATGCTAGGTTCTCTGGGGACAGCATGGACAGGAATTATTGCTTTCTATTTCGGTTCTTCCAGCGGAAGCCAGCACAAAGACGAGATGCTGTACAACTCAACACCGGTGCAGAAATGAGTCCAAATTTAAAAGCGTTCTTAGATACAATAGCGTACTCGGAAGGAACAGATAACGGTATCCAAAAGACGAACGATAGAGGATATGATGTACTCGTCGGGGGTGGGTTATTTGACAGCTATGCAGACCATCCAAGAAAGCTCGTGGTATTACGCCAAGGATTAGCATCAACTGCCGCTGGACGCTATCAACTGCTTGCACGATACTTTGATACTTATAAGAAGCAACTTGACTTAAAAGATTTTAGCCCCGAATCACAGGACGCCATAGCCATTCAACAAATTAAAGAGTGCAAAGCCCTAGATGACGTGGAAACTGGGTATATTGGAGTAGCATTAGATAAGTGCCGCCATATTTGGGCTTCCTTACCCGGTGCGGGCTATGGGCAGCATGAAAATGATTTGCATGTGCTATTGGCTAAGTATAAGCAGTTTGGCGGTTCAACGACTGCGTAAAGGATAAATAATGCCGTTACAGAAACTAACCTTTCGCCCCGGTGTAAACCGAGAAGGCACTGATTATGCTAACGAAGGTGGTTGGTATGATTGCGACAAGATTCGTTTTCGTTCTGGCTTTCCTGAAAAGATCGGCGGTTGGGTGCGTGTAGCTGATCCGCAGTATCAAGGTGTATGTCGTTCGTTATGGAACTGGGTTGATTTAAGCGGTAACAATAACTACTTGGGCGTAGGCACGAACTTAAAGTACTACATAGAAGAAGGCAACACGTACTACGATATTACGCCTATTCGCAAAGTAACTAACCCGATGTCGGCTAACCCGTTTTCAACTGCATACAGCACACTAGCAGCAAATCTTAATGCAACGGCAATTGTTCTAACCCTTACTTCAGCAGCATCATTTCCCAATTCACCGGGCGTTATTAAGATCGGTTCAGAGCAAATCTACTACAACGCTGTCTCTGGCAGCACTCTTACAGGACTTGTTCGTGGATATAACGGGACTACGGCAACTGCTCACTCTACAGGCGATAGCGTGGGATGCTCAACCATTTTGGTCACTGATGCAAGCAATGGCACAACCCAAAACGATTTCGTCACTTTCTCAGGAGCTACGGGACCTTTTGGGGGATTTACTGCCGCTGAATTAAATATTGAACAACAAGTATTTAACGTCGTTTCAATCAACACTTATACCATCAATATTACTGGTGTGTTCTCTACAAGTGCTACTTCAGGTGGCGGTTCAGCAGTCGTTGCTACTTATCAAATTAACACGGGTCTAGACGTTTACGTTATCGGTACTGGTTGGGGTGCAGGTGCTTGGGGTGCTGGTGGTTGGGGTTCGGCGTCACCTACGAGTACGATTGGTGAGCAGCTCTTGCTTTGGACGAACGATAACTTTGGTCAGGACTTAATTCTTGCTCAACGTGGCGGTGCTATTTATTATTGGCAAGCTCAGCTAGGTCCATCTTCCCGTGCACAATCTTTGCAGAGTTTAGCTACTTATAACGGGTATCAAGGGCAATTTGTACCTAACAGAACTAATCAGATTATTGCTTCCGCTATTCAAGAATTTGCTATTGCATTTGGCGCTAACTCTTACGATCCGTTAAACGCTAATACGACATTTGATCCGATGCTAGTACGTTGGTCAGACCAAGCAAATGCTTTTCAATGGGTTCCTGATGTTACAAACCAATCAGGTGAATTCCGTCTAACTAATGGTTCATATATCATGGGCGCTCGTGCGACTCGTCAGGAAATTCTGGTTTGGACTGATTCCTGCTTGTATTCCATGCAGTACTTAGGTGCGCCTTATGTCTGGGGCTTTAACATCTTGATGGACAACATTTCCGTCATGTCGCCTAACTCAATGATTACGATTAACAACGTGACTTACTGGATGGGGCAAGAAAAGTTCTATACCTATTCAGGTCGTGTTGAGACGCTGCCTTGCTCGCTGCGTCAGTATATTTTTGATGACATTAATACAAGCCAATCGTTCCAAGTATTTGCTGGCGGCAACGAGGGTTACAACGAGGTATGGTGGTTCTACTGCTCGGCTAACTCTAACCAAGTTAACAAATATGTTATTTATAACTACCTAGATAAAGTCTGGTATTACGGCACTCTTGGGCGCACGGCTTGGTCTGATAGCGGCACACGTCCTTATCCTATTGCTGCAGACTATAACAGCCGTTTGCTTTACCACGAAGCTGCTGTAGATGATGTATCAGGGTTAACCCCAGTACCAATCGATGCTTACGTTCAGTCTTCTGATTTTGATATTGGTGATGGTCATAACTTTGGGTTTGTGTGGCGCATACTGCCTGATGTGAACTTTAACGGTTCTAACGTAGACCAGCCATTTGTAACTATGACGGTTAAACCTCGGGAAAACTCGGGTACCCCTTACGGCGCTGCGGATAATCCTGTCGTCCAAAGTTATAACAATTACAGCACTCGTGGGACTTATGACATTCAGCAATTCGATGGGCAGGTCTATACCCGGTTGCGTGGGCGGCAAATGAGCTTTAGGATTGAGTCTAACTCGCTAGGTGTAGCTTGGCAGTTAGGTACGCCCCGTATTGATATCAGGAATGATGGACGTAGGTGATATGTATACTGATGGAGAAATAAAGTGTATACTAAAGGCTCTAATAAGGAGCTTTTATGAAACTCGTATACCGTACTGGGCAGGTGTTTGGAAAGTTAACTGTGATTGAACAAGCCGGGCGTGACCGATTAAAGAAAGTGTTATGGCGGTGTAAGTGTGAATGTGGTAACGAATCAATAGTAGTATCTGGTAGCTTGGTAACAGGCAATACGATATCATGTGGTTGTGACAAAGGAAATTACAAACATGGTGGAACAGGCAAAGGTTCTTATAATACGTGGCGAGCAATGATTAGACGATGCACAATTCCAACAGATAAAGACTACCCTAACTATGGAGGTAAAGGGGTGACTGTTTGTCCCGCATGGATGGATTATCGCAATTTTGCTGTTGACATGGGTGAGCCACAAGGCGATGAAACGCTTGATCGTATTGACACATATGGAAATTACGAGCCAGACAACTGCCGCTGGGCATCACCAAGAACGCAAGCTAGAAATATTCGCATTCCAAAAGCAAGCAAAACCGGTGTAACTGGAGTTTTGTTCCATAATGGAAAATATTACGCAACGATAACTGTTAAAAAAAAGAAATATTATTCGTCAATCTGTAGTACCGTAGAAGAAGCCGCAGCAGCCCGTAAAGAACTTGAAGCAAGGTATTGGTAATGACAACTGATCTTAAAAATCTACCGCTGCGCCCACCAAAATCGCCTAACTTATTGTTAGCACCGATAGAATACGATAAAGATTACACAGACCAGCTTAATAACGCCCTGCGTATATATTTCAACCAAATAGATAACTTTGCTCAGCCCTTTACGTCTAATACAGGCGGTAGTTATTTACGGTTTCCTAATGGGTCTTTTTACGATACAACCACCCAAACTGCTGTAGCAACTAACACTGCCTATGCAATGCGGCTTAATAGCACGGCCACTTCTAACCAAGTAAGTGTTGATCCTACTCACACTTCTAGAATAATCTGTGCGGTAGCGGGCATATATAATTTTCAGTTTTCTGCACAACTGAATAGTTCTACAGGTTCAACACAGTATATTTATATTTGGGTACGGGTAAACGGTGCTGATATACCCAACTCAGCCAGTAAAGTAGCAGTGCAGGGAAGTAGCGCTCAACTAATTGCAGCTTGGAATTTTGTACAGGCTATGAATGCAGGGGACTATTTAGAGTTCATGTGGAGCGTAAGCAACACAAGTGTAAACATTTTGGCACAGACGGCGGTATCTCCAGTACCGGCAATACCATCGGTTATTGCTACAGCAACTTTTGTATCTGCGCTGTATCCATGATAATATTTGACAAAAGTTAAAGGATAGACTATGAGCGGTGGCGGCGGAAACATTCTTGAATCAGTCGGTAAGATTGGGCTAGGTATCGTAGCTCCTGAACTTGCTGTCCCTATTGCCTTAGAAAGTGCAGCTGAAAGTACTGTTAAAGGCGGTAGCCCTATTGGTGGTTTGCTATCTGCAGCTACTGGGGGTATGGATGGTGGTGCACTTGGTGACGTGGCTGGTACGTTGTCTGATGCTGGCGCTCAGGCGTTTATGGATACAGGTGCATTGCCAGAAGGTTTTACTTCAGGAATGAGTAACGCTGGTAATTTTCTAACTGATACAAGCACTGTGCCAACTACTACTGGGTATGAAAATTATGTTGATACCAGTGGCGGTGGGACTACCAATGAAGGTGGTGATGCTGGTGTAAGTGATAAAACCCAAGTCTTACAAGATCAATACACGGGACAACCAAACGTAGACAACACAAACCCTTTTGCTGGTGGAACACCTGCAGAGAACATGCCCTCGAAGTACTTAGATAACGTAACAAAAACTAATGCTGATAAAGGGTTTTGGAGCAGCCTGAATAACTGGCAAAAAGCTGGTATTGTTGGGGCAGGGGGGTTAGGAGCGTATGCCTTATTATCTGCGGACAATAAGCGCTTTGGTACGCCAAGTAATGCAATACCCACATCTTATATACGACCCTTCTCATATTCTAAAACTGTTAACCCGCAGTTTGGAGGAGTGGGGCAACCATATTTTAGTTCTCAGACAATGACCCCGGGCACCCCAGTAAATGCGGTTGGTTACGGTATCCCTTCTGGTGCTAATGGCGGTATTGTTGCAATGGCTGATGGTGGTAGTACTTCAAAATATACTACACCGGTTAACACGCCTTCTCAAGCGGTGCAAGACTATAACAACATGCTGGCGCAGCGGGCACAAGCAGAATATGTAAATCAGCCGCAGTTAGGCGTAATGACACCACGTAGTCCACAAATGGTGTCCGCAGCGCAACAAGCTGCCGTGGCTCAACAACAGCAAGCCATAGCGCAACAACAAGCTATACAACAAGCAGCCGCACAACAAGCAGCCGCACAAGCCGCTGCGCAACAAACTCCGGTGCAACAAACCCCTGCGCCCGTAACTAATTATGGGTCGTATGATGGAGGTGGCGCAGCTAAAGGCGGCATAATGAAAGCTGAAAAGTATGCAATGGGTGGCGGTATTGGCGGTTACTACCCAAGTCCAGATGACGGCACAGGCGGTCAACATCCTACAGATACAGGCATTATGGGTGCGCATCCTTCAGTTAGTATGGGGCCAGCTTACCCAATGCAAGGAACGACAAATAACTACGCCAAGGGTGGAGACGTATATAATCTAGGTTCGTACTCTGATGGCGGTAGATTATTAAAAGGTCCGGGTGATGGGGTGAGTGATGATATCCCTGCGCAGATCGGAAAACATCAACCTGCACGTCTTGCTGATGGTGAATTTGTAATCCCCGCACGTATTGTATCTGAGCTAGGTAATGGATCAACCGATGCTGGTGCAAAGCGCTTATATGCAATGATGAATAAAGTACAGCAAAGCCGTAAAAAATCGATAGGTAAAGATAAAGTAGCAGTTGATTCGAAGGCTTATAAGCACTTACCCAAATGATAACCGTACAAGTTATAGACCCTAAGTTTATCCCCCAAGCGTGGGAAATGGTCGAACCCATGTTAGCTAGGGGTTTAGAGCATACGGATGACTATAATATTGACCAGTTAAAAGTGTATGTCAACAGCGGTACTTGGCATCTTTTAGCTGCAATTGATGAAGCTAGGCAGTTACGTGGGGTAGCCACGGTATCTGTGGGTAATGGTGCTAACGATAGAACAGCGGTTATTACTAGCTTAGGTGGAAAATTTGTAGTAACCAAAGAAGTTTTTAAACAGGTTTGTGCAATCGCAAAAGATATGGGGGCTACCCGTGTGCAAGTATATGCAAGAGACGCCGCCGCAAGATTGTATGAAAAAATTGGGCTTAGCAAAAAAGCCACGTTAATGGAGATTCGACTATGAGCGGCGGCAGCAGCAGCGGAAGCGCACAACCAACTAGCACTACGGTAAATAACGTATCTATCCCTTCATATGCACAGCCATATGTTGAGAACACATTAGGTCAAGGCGCTGCGCTAACTGATATTAATCAAAACCCTTACCAAGCGTATCAAGGGCAGCAAGTTGCGGGCTTTACGCCCATGCAAACCCAAGCATTCCAAAATATTGCTAACCAACAAGTCGCACCCCAAGTTACAGACGCTTCAAATCTTGCATACCAAGTAGGGCAAAGCGGACTGCAAGCCTATGATACTTCCGGGCAATTACAAAACGCTGCATTAGGTTACGGTCAGCAAGGCGCAAATATTGGTGTACAAGGTGGTGGACTTTACGGCGCTCAAGGTTTTGGCTACGGGCAACAAGCTGCTGGATTATCTGGTGCTGATATTGGCACGGGTATGGCGGGTATGAATGCGGGTATGTCTTATGGGCAAAACGCTACTAACCCTGCTGCGGTTCAGGCATACATGAACCCATATCTTCAAGCAACTCTAGCTCCTGCTCAACAACTGCTTAACCAACAGTACGGCATTCAAGATGCATACGAACAAGGCGCGGCTACTAAATCCGGAGCGTTTGGTGGTAGCCGTGAAGGTTTAATGCAAGGGCTAAATGAACAAAACCGCATGTTGGCGCAGAATCAGCTAGTCGGTAATGCGTATAACCAAGCATACAATACCGCTAACCAAAATATGCAACAAGCCGCTACCCTCGGCATGCAGGGCGCACAAACTGGATTGGCTGGCCTTAACGCTGCTAATACCGCTTATAACACAGGTATTGCTGGTGCAGGTATGGGCTTGCAGGGAGTTAATGCACAACTTGCGGGTACTGCTCAAGGTCTTACCGGTGTTAATGCCGCAACGAATGCAGGGCAGTATGGCCTACAAGGACTTAATACTTCTGGCCAAGCAGCTAGTACGCTTGGTAATCTGGGTCAAGAACAGTTTGGACAACAACAAGCGATCAATCAGGGTATGTTGGCGGCGGGTACTCAACAGCAAGCTCTGCAACAACAAGGTCTCACTACACAGTACCAGAATTACCTTGACCAGCTTAACTACCCATACAAACAGCTCAGCTTCATGCAGGGTCTGTATCAGGGTTTACCGTTATCTCAGGCTGCTACGAGTATGTATCAAGCCGCTCCAAGTCTTGCATCCACTGCAACTGGTCTGGGCGTTGCTGGCTTAGGTGCTGCTAAGTTAATGGGTAGGAAAGGTGGTTTAACGGATGATTTTGAAGTTAAAAAGATGGCTTCGGGTGGTATAGCTAGTGGGGTTCCTGCAGCTAAACTAGATGCAATGCTTGGTAGATTGGACGACCAGCAGCTTGCTTTGAAAGCTAACCCTAAACTTAACGACCCACAGACTGCACAGGCTGCGCAAAGTGAGATGGACTTTCGTCAACAAATGCGTAACCCCGGACTGGGCGCTGCTCCTGCTACTTCCATGAATAATATGGCTGGTGGTGGAATCGTTGCGTTTGCTGAAGGCGATCAAGTTAAAGATATGTCTAAGGATGAAGCTGCAATTCAACCAAGCAAGACTTTGCAAGAACGGATACAAGAACAAAAATCTGTAATGCCCGAATACACTGCAGGACAAGACTATCTTAATAGGCTAGAAAAATTTACGCAGGCTGGTGCAGGTGATGCAGAAAAACAATCTGCTATGCGGTTTCTTCAGGCAGGATTAGGTATTTTAGGTGGTCAATCGCCATATGCTGCGGTTAATATCGGTAAAGGTGCTGAACCTGCGGTGCAGGGGGCAATGCAAGACGTTAAGGAACAACAACGTCAACAGATGGAAATTGCTAAGGCTCAGTTTGAAGTTGGTAATATGAGCTATAAAGCCCAAGCCGATATCGTTAAGAATGCTAACGAAGACTACAACAAAGAATTGGATCGTCTCGAGAAAGCTCTTGGTTCTAGAATCGCTGCGGAAGCTGCTATTAAATCAGCTCAAATCCATGCTGGTGCTACAATGGGTGCGGCTAAAGAACATACCCAGTCTGCTATGGCACTCGCAGAATATAATAAAAATAATACTGAGTTCCAAATACAGCTTAAAGCGCAATTAGAAAAAGCGAAAGCTGAAAACGGCGGTAAAGAATTAACCCCTCAACAAATAGCTGTGGCAACGTCGGAAGCATCTAGAGCTGCCCACCCAAGTATTTACGGTTCTGAACATAGAGCAGACACGGCAGAAGAATTAGCTCGACAAAAATTTGTAAAGTCTTATTTAGAAAATCGTGGTATCTTTCCTTTGGCTTCTGACCCGGATCAAGTTGATAAAGTTACTGGGGAAGCAAATGAAGCATGGAAAAAGCAAAAGCAGGAAAATAAACCAGCGGAAGATCAATCCAAAAAAACAGCCGGGCTACCCCCTACATTTATTAAAGACGGTGTAACATATATATTGCAGTCAAACGGCAAATACGTGCAACAATAAGGGGTGGTGATGGTACAAGAATTTACCCCACAAGAACTTGGTATACAAGCTCAAAAAGAATATACCCCTGAAGAACTTGGTATAACTACCAAACAAAAAGAATACACACCTGAGGAGCTTGGTGTTATCCCTAAGGTAGAAGAACCCAGTGCGCAACAAGGGCCTAAAACACAAAACCCTTTTATGGGTCTAGCATCAAGAGCTGCTAGTCTAGCTGGTGAAGGTGTAGAAGGTGTAGCAAGAGTAGCTGAAAATGTTGGGGACTATCTTGAATCTAAACTTCCTATATCAGGTGTATCTGAAGAAGATTTAAAGAATAAACAACAATTACAACCTTTGTTTGATTTTGCAAAGTCCCTAAAAGATTGGGGTAAAGATATCGGCTATGCGCCTACCACAACATTGGGGGAATTGCCCGGTAAACCTCTTCTGTTAGTTCCGTTTATTGCTGAAAGGATCATATCTTCCTCTCCAGATATGGCAGCTGCTATGGTGGCTAGCCCTGCGTATATAACAGCCCGTACTAATGAAATACTAAATAACCGCCTCCAGAACGACAAAAAATCTTTAGAGGATGCAACAGTTGCCGACGTTGCCACTTCCGCTGCCGGAGCCGTGGTTGAGACTTACCTAGAAAGATTTGCTACTAAAGGGTTGTTAAAAGGACAACACGTAACCGGGGCTACTGCTGGTACGAGAATAGCTAAAGAGGCCGGTATACAGTTTGGTACGGAAGCTGCCGAAGAAGTTGCATCTGGATTAGCTGAAACGGTTGGTACAGAAAAGGGTGTAGACCCAAAAGAGCTAGCATTGCAAGCGTTGGAAGCTGGTATTGTTGGGGGTGGTTTAGGTGCAACAGTTCAAGGGGGTAAGGAAGTATTTACCCAGCAAGGGCAACAAGCAGCGCCACCGCCCGGACCAAAGGTAGAATCTGCTGCAGGTACACCAATACCTACAATGCCCCTTGATACGGCAGAGAAACAAGGGCAAGCACAAGCTGCAGGACAGACAATTCCACAAACTCCTGTTAAAGTAGATGAAAAGGCAGTACTAGATTTAGCTGTTGAGCTTGAGCAGGAATATGGCATCCCTAAAGATACCGCCGTAGCGATGGCTCGTCAAAGATTAGAAGGGGAGTTAAATGGAAGACCACCTACTAGAGTTGACACCGGAACAAGTGAGCAAGGCGTTTCATTGCCTAGCGATGGAGGAACCACCGCCGGAGGACCTGAGGCACTTAGTCCTGAACGATTGGCTAGCGTTAGCGGACCTGCTGGACGGGTTGATGAAGGAGAAGGACTTCAGCCAAGTGCATTAGCACCAGAAGTATCCGAAGTAGATGCAAAAGCTGCGCAGTTAAGAGAAGCTGAAATAAAGCTTGTAGAAGCAGATACGCCTGAAATTAAGAAAGAAGCGCAGGTTGAAGTTAACAAGGCTAGACAAGAGCTAAAGAAGGCGGAAGCTAAACTAGAAAAAGCTGAAACCACAACTGAGGTAACTCCAGTAACTGCAATACCAACCGCACCAGAAGAAGTTGCGGCTACCCCGCCAGTAGCCCAAGTTACACCAAAAAATGCGCAACAAGAAGAAGTTGCTCCCGCCACAGAAACCGCAATAAACCCATCAACTAAAAAATGGTTTGGTAATAGTAAAGCTGTAGATAGTGAGGGTAAACCATTAGTTTTATATCGGGGGTTAGTAGGTGGGGCAGTTGACCCGTTTTCTGGGAGACCCGGATATGCAATTTTTACTTCAGACAACCCATACATAGCTTCGTCTTATGCAGGAGACCCTACCGCAGAATTTGGGGTAACTGGTGGGGTTGTATACCCCATGTACGCTAAAGTTGACAACGTAACTGAGTTTCAATTAGATAGGAATGGGTTATTTGATAAATTTGAATTCGATAAAAAAGCACGTACCTTAAAACCCGGAGAAGCATTAGTAGCCAGAAATGTAATGGATACTGGACCACGTATGTCTTCAAGTATGGCGCAAGGATATGCCAAAAAAAGTGGGGATGTTTGGGCATTTGGTAACGGTACTAAATTTCAATCAGCTATAGCTGAGCCAGTTGTAGAAAAGAAAGCAAGAACGCCGTTACAAAAAGCACAAGCAAAGACTGCTAATGCAGAAAGCCGATACGCAGACAAGCTAATAAGTGACCTTGCGGTTGAACCAAACAATCTAGAAGAGGCCGAAAGCCTTGAGCAAGCTGCTTCTTGGGATAAAACAAATAAAACCCAACGTAACAATCTGGTTGAAGGTTTGGTTGAGCTTACACAAAGACCTCACAAAGCGGCAAAAGAAAAAGCTGCCGCTGCACTGACTGCAAATAATGTAACCCCAGAAGAGGTAGCCCTAGCCAAGGATCGTATCGCTGCTAAGAAAAAAGCAAATATCCCGACGGTTCTTGAACAGCATAGGATTGATAATCCACCACGTAAACGGAAAGCAAAAGAACTTGCACCTAACGCCAAATTATCAGATAGAGTTTCTCTTGCTGCGCAGTTAGTAGATTTGGTAAGGGGCGCTAGGCTTGCAGCTTATAAGACCGCAACGGCTGCTATAGATCATATAGTAAAGACCGGGAATGCTTTTGAAAGGACTCTTGCCCAACGCCTAAAACCATTCCTAAAAGATGTCAATTACATAGTTGCACAATCAGAAGCAGACTTACCTGATATCTCCCTGCGTGACGGACAAAGTTTAAAAGACAAGTTTAAAGACGCCAACGGTATTTACTTTACGACCGAAGATGGCAAAAAGTATTTGATTTTACGGGGCGATAAGTTTGAAGGTGGTGGCGGGTTAACCTTTAAAACATTCCTGCATGAAGCCGTGCATGGTGCAACCATTGAGCAGATTGCAGAATACGAAAGAGCAGTTGCAGAAGGACTCCCAGTAGACCCACGCCTTGAACGGTTAATAACTGAGCTTAAAGATATCGTCGATGAGACGGCAGCAGCGTATACAGAAGCCAAAATGATGGGGCAAGAAGTCCCTGCTGCACTAGATAGATTGTTCTCTGCTCGCAAAAAAGGCGGCGTAGGCATATTAGACGACTTAAAAGAATTTGTTGCCTATGGTATGACTGAGCCTGATGTGCAAGAGTTCTTAGCTAATACCCAAGGTAAAGCAAAGCAAGGTGCGCCGGGGTTCTTTAAGAATCTGTTTACTAAATTTGTACGTGCGCTAGCTAACGCATTCGGTATGCCCGAAGGAAGTGTTAACGCTTTCCAAGACTTGATGCTTGTTACCGAAGGGCTGATGCAGTATACGCCTAAAGATGTCAAGGCTGTAGAAGGTGCGGCAGAAAAACTTGATAAGGTTCAAGAAAAAGTAGATGCGGACCTAAAAAAGCTGGAGCTATCAAAAGACGCTACGGAAATGACGGGGCTATTAGGTGGCCTTGCACGTTCACGTAATGCACAAGATTTTAATGACTTAATGAACGCCAGCCTCCCTGCTATGGGTAATGCGTTTATAACTAAGTTATTAGGTGCTATGCAATCGGTGGATATCGTGCGTTGGATGGGGGATAAGATACCTGCGCTTAAACGCATAGACGATACAACCCAACATATGTCTGCAATGCGTATCAATATGCGGGCGGCTTTTTCTAAGAAGGCTGAACAAATAAGCAAGTTTATTCGTAGTGCTAAAAATGCTAAGAATACTCTTGCTGATGCCATGCACTTAGCTCGTCTAGTAGGTATAAGTCCTGTAGAACATGCGAATGCTAATGACGCTATTAAGAACGATAGCCAACTGAATTCCCTTAGGGCTACTCTAAATGACCCCAACATAAACGAAGCTACCCGTAAAGCTACCCAATCAGAAATAGATACTCGCACTGCAGGTATCCAAGAGGTCTATAAAAAATGGGATGCGCTAGGTGAGTTTAAGGGTGGACATGATATTTATAAAATGGTTCGTAAGTTCTACAAAGACAACTACGAATTAACTAGACATCTGCTTGACCGTAGAATCAACTCGATGCAAATTGAAGGCAGTATAAATGACCCTAATACGCCAAAAGGAAAGTTGATGGCAGCGGTTCGCCAAATGCAAGAAGAGGCGGATAAAAAGGGTGAGTACTTTCCATTTATGCGTGAAGGCAACTACTGGTTGCGGGTGAACGGACCTAAAGGTAGAGAATTTTATTTATTCGAATCTGGTACTGCACGTAACTTATTCTTGCTCAAACGTGCTAGAGATTTGGGCGTAGACAATAAGAGCGATATATTTAAAGCTGGCGACAACATGGGCGCATTGCGCAACGAATTCAGTGGCGAGAGTAAGATGCTAACTGATATGTTCTCTGCAATCGATGCGGCTACTGCAAAGACGGACTTTGATAAAGAAGCTCTTAAGGATCAGTTATACCAGACGTACTTGATGACTCTTCCAGAAAAGAGCTTCCGTAAGCAATTCTTACATGCTGACAAAGTAACTGGTTTCAGTTCGGATGTGTTGCGCAACTTTAAAGTATCTGCAACCCGTATGGCTAACCAAGCTGCTAAGTTGCGTTATGGTTCTGACCTAGAAAATGAATTGCAAAGCGGTCGTGACAACCTAGAAGGCATGCCCGCACAAGCTCGTGCTAAATATGAGCTGTTTATAAACGAGTTCAAGCAAAGAGCTATGCAAGAAATGAACCCTCCTGAGCAGGGCTTCTTAACAACGAAGATAAACCAATTTGCTTACTACTGGCTTCTTACCAGCGCAGCGTCTGCAGCTACGCAACTTGCGTCTGTCCCCATCATGGTTATGCCAACACTAAACCAACAGTATGGTTATGGCGCTGCCGCTAAGAAGTTTGCCAAGTACGCTAACATATTTAAAGCCGTTGGGGTTAACAAAGTAGAAGCTAACGGAGACGTTACCCATACATCACCTTCAATAGGTTCTTCTTCGATTGTTAGGGGTAGCGATCTAGCCCAACGTGCATTCCAAGAGGCGGTGGATAGAGGGCTTACTACAACTACTAATACGTCTATCCTTACAAATCGTAACCGTACTCCGTCTAATATTGCAGAGAGCGTTGCCGGTGCAGCACTACAAAAGACTGCCCGTGTTATGTCTGCTTTGTTTAACGGAGCTGAACGTCTTAGCCGTGAAATGACTTACATGATGACGTTCGAGCTTGAATACGAAAAGACCAAAGACTTCGAAGCGTCGGTACAAAAAGCTATTGATACCACTCAAGAATTGCTAGGCCGTTACGACAACTTTAACCGTCCTCGCTATATGCAGAACTTTGTAGGTAAAACGCTTGGGCAGTTTAAGATGTATGCAGTTAACATGACTTCGTTCTTTGTACGTAATATGTACCACGCAATGAATGTGACTAATCCTAAGGAAATGCTGCCAGCTCTCCATCGCTTAAGTGGGGTACTGGTTATGGGTGGTATGTTCCACGGGTTAGTTGGTATGCCTCTGTACAGCACAATATGTGCAGCAATTGATGCCGCTATGGATATGTTTGGCGACGAAGAAGAAAAGAAAAAGCGCCGCCGCAAGAATCCGTTAACCGCTGATAATTCCGATTTACGGTTCCGTTATGAATTCTTACCAAAAATGTTCGGTACACCTACAATTACTGGGCTGGACGGTAAAGAGCATACACTAGCTAAAATATTAGAAAAAGGTGCAATTTCTGAGCTGACTGACATGAACATCGGTTCACGTACCTCTTTTGATGGTTTATGGTTCCGTGGTGCAAAGGAAGGCAAAACTGCTTTAGAGACCGTACAGAACTATGTACTAGCTAACTTAGGCCCCGGTGTATCAACTGGTATTAATATGGTAGGGGCATTAGATGATTTCCATAACGGGCAGATATTGCGTGGGTTAGAGAAGCTCGTACCTGCGTTCTTCCGTGGTGCAGTAACTGCTGAGAGACTAAGAGAAGAGGGTGCTACAACCAAAACAGGATTGCCGGTACTAAAAAAAGACGAAATAACTCCAATTACATTAGCTGCTCAAACGCTAGGATTTCAAAGCACTCGATTATCTAGTCGCCAAGAGGCTAACTTCAATCTAATGAAAGAAGAGATAAAAGCCTCCAGAGAACGCACGGATGTGCTTAAGCAATTAGACACAGCGCTGCTTGAAAAAAATAAAGATAACAAAGATATCCAAAAAGCAATTAATCAGATACGACAGTTTAATAATAGGTATCCCGCAGAGAAATATATTATTACGCCGGACACTATAACAAATTCTATCAAAGCCGCTGTGGAGAAAAGAGGGTTATCGTTCCACGGAATGCAGATAGATAAAAAATTAGCTCCGTACCTGATACCAACGCTCAAGAACGCTTCTCCCAAATAAAAAAACCCCCGCACTGAGCGGGGGAAAGCACTTCCAAGGAAAACAAAGCTATTATAGCTTAGACACGCCACACTCGTATGCCTCGAATGCCCTCTTCAATCACGGTCTTCATAACTATGTTCATCTTAGATTTCCTAGCTACTTCTCTCAAAGTCTTTTTAGCCTCGGTGCAAGCTATGCAGGGTATAAAAAAAGAATACCCCGGTTTAAACTTGCGCCAGTTAATGTTGTAGTCAACTTGGTCGATTTTCATTCGGTAGCTGCGGGGCTATCAAACCGTCCATATCCAAGAACCCCGGATCGGAGCAATCAAAGACTAGCGTGTTAACTGCAGGGGAAACGATCTTCATGCCTTTGGACATACGCTTATTCATCGTCTCCTTAAAGAACCCACGGCGTCTCAACTCCTGCAGGGTATCCTTATAGTTAATCTGCCGCTCCACGCAATCCGAACGGAAATCACGGGTAACAACATATAGCTGCTTGGTGTCAGGCTCATATCGGATAAGTAGTTGTCCTTTTGGTTCAAGGCTCGGCAACGATGCGGTTGACGTGCGGTTATCATTGTCGGCTTTCACTACCAAGATGTTTTGCATGTGCCGGTTGATATAGTCGCCCAGAATGCTAGGTGCATCGTCGAGTGGGGGTTTAATCTCATGGCGCATACCCTTAACTGCTTCAGCGGCCCAGTTAAATATGGCGTTCATATCGTAGTCATGCAGCTTCAAGCGCTTAGCAATAACGCCACCGGCTATGTTACATGCAACCAAACCAGACCAGAAACGCTCAGGGGCAGTAAGTCTTAGTGCTTGGTCGATCATGGATTGGGCTTTATCGAAAATCCTCTTGGCCTCATCCTTGTTGTTAACCAACCATTGCAGATATATTTCCCCTGCATGCCCATAGTTTTCACGTAGCTGGTGGTCGAACATGCGCTTACCTTCTTCTACGGAAATAATATCAGTCGGGGCAATCTCATATTCAAACAACCGAAGCATCTCAGCGTTAGCACCGGCTTTAGCACTACTTAGTTTTTCATAGAAGCTGGCGTTTGAACTTGCTAGGGATATGGTTTGCCATGTTGTAGAGTTGTCACGTAATTCGTTGGTCGCCCCCTTCATACGATCTTTACCACGACCTTGTGACATACCGTAGGCCAAGTCAGAGAAGTCCTCTGCGGATATGTTAGTGATCTCATCCACGGTGTAGGGCAAGTTATTCAGTAAGCCCAAGCGTTGCATCTTAGCGTTGTTGGTGTCCTTCCAGATAGAACATAATGCCTCAGGTGCGCCGTATACGCTGTTACACATAAACAATGCGGTTGACTTACCCGAACCACCTTTCTTGAACATTACGTTAATGATTGCGCCTTTCAACCCAGTAAGTTTAAATAGTGGCGCACCAAAAGCAGTCAGCGCAGCGAAAGCATTACCCTCAAGTCCGGGCTTGGCGTACAGATTAAATACTTCTTTCCACTTCTCTAACGTACCTGCGGGTTGCAAATAGTGGGCTAGAGCTTTCGTAACCGATGACGGAGGACTACCAAATATACCGTCCTTGCTAATTTCCCTGTCACCAAGAATAAACTTGGTATCGTTTTCTACCCATCCGAATTGAGTTCTCATAATTTCTGCCTTGTGCTTATACTGAAGTGTCTTAACAAATATGTTCATATATGTCGCTAGGTGTGCCATTTGTGACGTAGAACCTGCTACACCATTTTTAGCTAACACTTTGCGTAATTCATCTTTAACTGTAATTATTGAATTGGGTACTACAAACTCCTTAACACCATCCATAGGTAAGTGCAATCTAACCAAAGCTGATAAACCATCAGCAGGGTCTTCCATAAGTTTTACTACGTACAAGTCATGCTCGTACACACAAATAGGTTCGGCTTCATCTTTGCCCGGAGGTAAATAAATTCCACCGCCAGCCCCTCGTTTATATGGGGACGG